ATTATAAGACTTGCCATAATGATTTATGGAATTGGGCAGATTTAGTTTTCTGTCAGTTATCCGGTACGTATTATGCTATGAACAAGCAAAGGCTATCACCTAAAAAGATAATTAATTTTGCCCATAATAATGCATGTTATCCACAAGTAGACATTCGTAAAAATGTATTTACTGTATATAATACTGAACAGTTAAAAAAAGAATTGCACTATAATCAGGAAAGTTTTGTTTTATATCCGCCTGTTAATTACAGAGATTTTCAGGATGTGGATAATATTAAAGCTGAGTATATCACTTTGATAAACCACAATGAAAACAAGGGAGGTAAAATATTAATTGAGATTGCAAAGCGAATGCCTAATCATAAATTTTTGGCGGTGCAGGGTGGTTACTATCATCAGATAACAGATGCTAAAGTTAGAAATATAAAATACGTTGGTATTACGGATGACATACGGAAGTATTTATCAATGACAAAACTACTGATTGCACCATCTGAGTATGAGAGTTATGGGATGGCTCAAATAGAGGCTCTATGTTGTAATATTCCTGTAATTGCATCAGATATACCAGGATTTAGAGAAAGTCTGTCAGATAGTGCCGTATTCGTTAAGAGGAATGATATTGAGGCATGGGTGGATGCAATAAAAAATAGTGAACAGTTATTTAAAGATAAAAAGCCATTACAGAGAGCAAAGGAATTAGATCCGCTTAAGGATTTAGCTAAGTTTGAAAAATGGCTAATAAAAATTAGTAAATTAGCGGTAAAATAATGAAGCCTTATATAAGTAAAAAAGAATATGGATCAATTAAACGTAGTAAGCCTTGCACAAGCGAAAATGTGGCTGAGGTTAGACGAGGATTACGATTACGAGGATGGATTAATAACTGCATTGATAAAATCTGCGGTAAATCAAGTTGAGCAATATACTCTGCAAACTTTATGGCAAAGGACCTTAACAGAGATAACTGATAAAACAGGTAATCTAAAGATTTACAACTATCCGGTTGTTTCAGTTGAGGATGTAGTTGATAAGGATTTAGTTGCAGTAGATTTTGAGATTGAAGATACTCAATGGTATACAGAGGTAATAACTGAACAGGCAGGTAATAATACTATTACTTTTATTGCTGGTTATGGATGGAATTATGATGGTGGCTCTGATGTTCCGGATGATATTGAAACTGCTATAAAACAGTTGATAACTTATTATTATGAGAACAGGGATAATCCAAAAGAGGATATGCCAAAGATTGTAACCTTTATACTCGCACCATACAGGCGCATAACTTTATTCTAATGAATCCAGGCAAGTTAGACAGGCGGATAACATTTGGCACTTTTCTAAGTGTTGAGAATGCGTATCAAGATTACGTAATTACTTTTGTTCCCGTTTTGGTAACTTGGGCAAATGTAAAGCCATTTGATGGCAGTAGACAGTTGGAAGCAGGTGAGCAGGTAATCAATCAGGGTTATAGATTTACAATCCGTTACAGGAGAGATTTTGAGCCTACAAAAGACATGCGTATTTTATACGAGGGCAATTATTACACTATTCATTCAGTAAGAGATTTAGATGATCGCAGAAGGTTTAATGAAATTTTAGCGAGGGTAACAGATGAAAACTCCGAAGATTAATATCAGTAAGTTATTAAATCAAATTGATTCTTTTGGTGCTGATGCTCAAAGGTTGGCGGTTGCAATTACCAATTCTACTGCTGATGATATGGTTACTGATGCAAGGTTAAAAGCACCTGTAAATTTAGGTCAATTAAGGTTATCTATTGGTCATACTACTGCGAGGGTAGGTTTTGTTAAATCTTTCTTTTTTGCTAATGCACCTTATGCTGCTTATGTTGAATTTGGTACTGGTGGGAAGGTTAGCATACCTAAAGGTTTTGAAGGTTTAGCATCACCATTTAAGGGTAAAGGTATCAGACAAATAAATATAAGACCTCAACCATTTTTTATTCCTGCCTATTTACAAAACGTACCTATTTATCAAAAAAAATTAATAACTGCATTGGATAGGGAAACCAAAAAATATAATGCAAAAAAATAATTATATTTGAAGAAATGAAAGACCCAAATTTAGACATATTAAACGCATATAAAGTTGCATTATCAGGTCTAACTGTTGGAGGGGTTGCAGTACCTGTTTATAGTAAATCAGCACCATTAAAAAACGTACCTAAAAAATACGTAGTTTTGTCAAGTCAGACAAAGCTGCAAAACAAAACAAAGTGCAACTATTGGTATGATTGCACTATTACTGTTCAGATAGTTACAAGATATCCGAATGGTACAGGAGATTTAAGTTATGCGATGGCGATAGGTGAGGAGGTGGCTGAGGTTATACAAGTTGATGGAATTACCTTAACAAATTTTCACAACATAGAAACGATGCAAAATTTAAGCACAGAGATAATTTTAGAAACAGATACGGAAAACGTATTTCAATACATATTAATTTTTAATCATAAACTAAATTTAATTTAAAATGGCAGACGAGCAATTTTACTCAGGTAGTTTATTCATGCTTTATATCAGAAACTCCGGTACATGGAAGCCTGTTGCATGTTTAACCTCAAACGGAATTTCTGAATCATGGGATTTCGCAGAAACAGTTACCAAATGTGATCCAGGTGTGACACGTAGAAAACCTACTACTTATTCTTATGAGATTCCATTTGAGGGAGTTTTTACAGATACAAGCGGTGCAGGTGGTGATACTGCTAAAGCGTCATGGGATGTTATTAAAAGTATTGCAAGAGCAAAAACCTTAACAGAGTATCAAATCGCTTTATTGAAAACAGATGGCACAGAAGAACCTAATTTTGCTGCTCAGTATGGTACTGCTTATTTCTCAGCTTTGGATATTACAGGTGCAGAGGGTGAATTTATTACTTTTTCCGGTACTTTGTTAGGTGATGGTGATATAACTGAAACTGATCCATATCCTGGTTACTAAATGGAAGGACATTTAACGTATAAAATCGGGGATGTAGATAGGCAGTTTTTCTTTGGCAATTATGCCTTAGAGCAAACCTTAATACATTTTGATGCCTCAGTATCTGATTTATCTGATTTGTTAGGGAAGCAGTTATTGCCATTCCTGCGCACCTTCATGTTTCATGCAGCAACTTATCCGATTATTAAAAAAGGTGAGATAATTGATTTTACTGAGTTTGATGTTCATGAGTGGATAGATGTAACCGGAGGATCAGGAGGTCAGTTAATCATAGTTGTTTCTAAAGAGGTATTCAGGGTATTAGGTTTAAATACTGAGGTTGCAGAACAAAAAAAAAGCAAAGCGGAAAGTTAGATTGGAATAAGGATGTATTAACATTTGCTTTTGGTGAGTTGGGATTAATGCCTGATGACTTTTATGCCTTGACATGGAATCAATATATATTGAAATGTCAAGGCTTTTTTAATAGAGAGAAAAAAGAATGGGAAAGGATAGGATGGGCAACATGGAACGGAATGAGAGTGCATGTTAATAAGGGAATGCCTACATATAAAAAGTTTATGTCATTTATTTATCAGGATGATGAGATTAAAGACATGGATAAAATCAAAGAGCAGATGAATAAGGCAATGATTAAATATCTGGAAAATGCAAGGAATTGAGATACCTATTGGCGCACCTTTAGGACAATTAGATAAAGATTTAAGAGGTGCTAAAAGTAAACTAAATGATTTCACAAAGTCTGCTGATTCAAGCGTTGGCAAGTTTGCATCAGGAGCAAATGCAGCTTTAAAAACAGTAGCGTTAAGTATTGGCGGTGCGTTAAGCGTTGGCGCATTTGTTGATTTTGGCAGACAGGTATTAGCGGTAACTGCTGAGTTTGAAAAGTTTGGTGCAGTATTAGGTAATACATTAGGATCGAATGCCTTAGCTAAATTAAAATTACAAGAAATACAGGACTTTGCTGCTAAAACTCCATTTGGTGTAAATGAATTAACTGCTGCATTTGTTAAGTTAGCAAATCAAGGATTTAAACCTACTGGTGATGAAATGCGCAAGTTAGGTGATTTAGCATCCAGTACAGGTAAATCATTTGACCAATTAGCAGAGGCAGTTATTGATGCTCAAACAGGCGAATTTGAAAGGCTTAAGGAGTTTGGTATTAGGGCGCAAGTTGCTGGAGATAAAGTAATATTTACTTTTAAAGGAGTTCAAACAACAGTAGATAAGTCATCTGAGGCTATCCGTAATTATGTTACATCATTGGGTAATGCTGAGGGTGTATCAGGATCAATGGCGGTTATATCTAAAACCTTAACTGGTCAAATTTCAAATTTAGGTGATAGTTGGGATCAGATGCTGATTTCAGTTGGTAGCAATACATCAGGAGTTTTTACAGGTGCAATTTCTATTATTAATGAGGCTATTAATGATATTACTCAATTTAATAAGGAATTAAATATTGCATCTAAATTTAAAATAGAGGGAACATTTTTAGAGGGATTAATAAAGGCAGGAGGTAAAATCTCAGGCATTCCGGCATTAGGTGCATTGATGTCAACAAAGGATATTAATGTTGCTGCTATAATGGCGGTTGAGAAAGGTGTACAGGGAATTGTACAAAGTACTGTACAAGGGGCAAAGAGTGTAAATGATTATTCTGCTGCCATTGCTAAGTTAAAAACAGAGGGCGATAAATTATTAAAAGGAGGTGCAAGTCAAAGCGTAAAAAATGCGTTTAAAACTGTTTATGAAGATGGAATTAAAGCATTACGAGATGGAAGAGAAGCATTTGGAAAGGAAGCAAGTAAATCAACTACAACAAGTAATGCAGCAATAGATAAAAAAGCTAAGGCAGAAGCAGAAAAATTACAAAAGGAAGCAAATGAAAGTGCTGCAAAATTAAAAACTGATGCAGGTGTATTTGCTCAGCAGATGATTACTTCCTTAATTAATTTTAGAGCAATAGCATCAGCAGAGGCAGACAAGAAAAAAGCAGGGTTAGATTTCATTGATCCGGATGCTTTAGATTTGGCAGTTAGTCAGTCAGAGGTAGCCGCTAAAGCAATAGTAGATAAATTTGCTGCTATAAAAGCACCATTATTAACTCCATTTCAAGGATTAAGTTTATATATAAAAGATAACATTTTACCACAGTTAAGCACATCATTTAAGACATTTTTTGATGATTTGTTAATGAATGGAAAGTTATCATTTGATACCTTAGGTCAAGCTATTAAAAATACTTTCTTATCCGTATTAGCAAGTGAGGCAACTCAGGGAGTTTTAAATTTGCTTTCAAATAAAGGAGGAGCGCCTGTTGGTGGTCAAGTCGGAAAAACTGCAAGTTTATTTGGATCATTAGCTAAAGTTTTAGGAATTGGAGGAGGTGGAGTTGCGGCAGGTGTTGGAACTGCTGGAGCATTGTCAGGTGTTGCGGCATCAACAGGTGGTGTAATTTTAGGCGCGCCAATTGCAGCAGCAGGAACGATTGGATTAGGAACTGCCGGTGCAACCGCAGGGGCAACTGCCGCATCAGGCGGTTTATTATTGCCTATATTAGCAGGACTTGCAGCGGCAGGAGGGATTGCAGCATTATTAAGAAAGAAAAAAGAAATTCCTATTCCACAGGCATCCTCAACAATCAGCACAAGTGCCGCAGGATCATCTCAGGACTTTGGCGGTGGTCGGGTAGTATTTGAGATTTCAGGAACTAACTTAGTTGGTGTATTAAATAGAGCAGGGGCTAAACTTCAAAGATTCGGACCATAATGTACAACCTTAAATACTTTTTTACTTTTTACGCTGACAGAGATACTCGAATAGAAAACGGTACTCCTGATGATTATGCTTGTGACATTTCGCAGTTAGATTATGCAGGGGAAGCATTAGAGATACAGGCTCAGCAAAATCCTATCCAGATTAATTATCAAAATACTTCATCAGATAAATTAGAGCCTATTATTGGATCAGAATGTACTCTAAATTTAATAGCTACTGAGGACTTTCAATTAGAGGATTTATATACGGAAAACGAAAGAGAGTTTTTAGTTGAGATATTCAGAAATGGAGGTTTAATTTGGTCAGGGTTTATTATTCCGGATGGATGTCAGGAGGCTTTTACTTTTGCACCTTATCCGATTTCTGTAAATGCAGTTGATGGTTTAGGATTGCTTAAAAATTTATCCTATGTACAGAATGATGGGAATTTCTATTTAGGTAAGCAAAGTTTTATTGAGGTTATAGAGGCGTGTTTAGTGAGGTTAGATGCGCCATCCTTAGTCTTGAATACTTGTGTTAATATCTATGAAACAAGCATGACGCAAGGCGATTCATACGATCCGTTGGCATTGTCTTATGTAAATGCTGAGAGGTATTTAAAGGATGACCAATTTACACCTATGAATTGTGAGGAGGTGCTGAGGTCTATCTTAGAGGAATGGACTGCGGTAATGGTGCAAAGCGGAGGAGAATGGTATATTTATAGACCTACTGAATTGGCATTAACTGGTACATTAGTTTTCCGTAAATATTTAGATGGTCAGAGGGTTTATGATCAGCCAACTTTTAATGCTGCTTTGGATGCTACTTTGGGAGGCGAAAGTGAGGGTTTAATTTTAGCACCTTATTTTCATATCAATACGGATCAAATGAAGATGATTGATAAGCCTTACAAGAATGCCTCCATGTCTTATAAATATGGTAAGATTGAAAATACAGATGAAAAATTAGATAATCCTGATTTGTCAGGGTTTTCACGTGGTTGTGTTGGTGATCCTGCATTACCTTGTGATGATGTTACTATTCCAGGATGGACTAAAACAGGCACAATGTATTTAGGTACTTATCCATCAGGAGGTTTAATATTTTTCTCTGATGAAGGCACTTATCCAACATTAACTAATTACTATCAAAACAATAATCTGATTGCAGTTACTTTAAATCCACAGGTTGCAGAAAGGGTTAAATTTGTAATTGATTATAAAAACTATGATTCTGATTTTGCTACGGATATGAATTTTGTGATTAGTTTAACAGATGGGAGTATTGTTTGGTATTTACAGGCTGATGGAAGTTGGGCAATTACATCAGTTGAGCCTGGTATAAATTATTATCAAATTAGGTCAGCAGTTGGAATTGGTGGAACTGAAACAATTACATCTAATGTAGTACCATCATCAGGGAATATTACATTTAGGATTTTAGCACCATCAGGAACAGTAAATGATATTGTTTATACTAATATTTCAGCTTTTGTCTTTTTAGATTTTGGTGATCAGGAGGGTGAATTGCATACGGCAACTCAGACAGGTAAATTTACTTTTGTTCCTCAGACAGTTAATGTTTTTAATGGTGATAGTCTTAACAAAATGTACGTTGGTGCAATATTTCAAGATGATTTAGTTACATTGACTGAGAGGTGGGTAAGGCGTGGAATATCTGAGTCAGTTTTGGCAGAGCCTTATGAAGTTAATAAAGAATTTTTGAGGATAGCAGTTGAAGAAAAACAGAGGTTATATGCCGGTCCTTATGTTAGGTTTGAAGGCTCTATATTTGGCTATTTTAATCCAGTACAAAGATGGTCTGTTAATTTGCTAACTGGATATTTTATGAATCTGAGCCTAAACTATGATTTGCAACAGAACATCTGCAAGGCAGTTTTAGGAAGGATAGTAAATGAGGAGATAGCTTTGGATTATTTAAAGACACCTGATTATGGTGCAACAACTAAAGTAACAGTAAAAGGAACACCATGATGCTATATATTAATAATATGCCAGTAGGTTGTTTGAGTTCAGTCAGTAGGTCTGAGCAAATAAGTTTTATAGGAACTTGCAAAACAACAACAGAAGGAGGTCAAAAGCAATTAGGGAGGCTCTACACCTATTCAATACCTTTTGAAGGTGTTATGACTACCGATAATACTATAATGTCATGGACAGGCTTAAAATCGCTTGAAAGGGTTAAGGTTAATTGGGAGATTACAGGCGATAGTATTGGGGGTGAAAATGGTGAGGGGTTTATTGAAAATTTGGAGTTAATTGGTGAGATAAAGAATTTTATAAAATTTAGCGAAACGATAACAGGCTATGACTAATTTAATGCTATACATAAATAATTTACCTGTTGGGTGTTTATTGACAAATAGCCTTAGTGAAACAATCAGCTTTATTAAGACTTGCAAAAGTACTAAGGAAATGGGTCAAAAGCAATTAGGGCAATTGCATTCCTATTCGGTAAGTTTTGAGGCGGTTTATGCTATTGATTTAAGTATTATAGGATGGGATGATTTAAAGGCATTGGGTAGGTCAAGAACTTTGATGAATTGGTCCATGATAAACTTAGATACGAATGAGGGGGATGCTGGAGAGGGTTTTTTAGAGAATTTAGAGATAACAGGAACATCGGAGGATTTTATTAAATTTGCAGGAACGATTACAGGATATGGTGAAATAGTTGATGCGGATGTGGTGTACTATGTATGGGCATCAGATAGCGGTGTTTATGTTGATAATGGTGATGATGAATATGTATTTGTAAATTAAAAGATATGCCGGTTATAAATGGAGTTTATTTAAAAGATTTTGCAGCCTTACCTGGTTCGGTTGCTGATGCTAATATTATACCTATTGCCATTGCAGGGAATCAGATAGCATATCGGACAACTGTAGCAGGGATAATTACGGATGCAAGGATTACAGGTAAATTATTGACAGGATTATCAGTAACAGGAACAACCATCTCTGCAACTGATAGTATTTTAACTGCTTTTGGCAAGGTTCAGAATCAAATAAATAACAGAGTATCATCAGTTGGATTGACTATGCCATCGGCTTTTAACGTAGCTAACAGTCCAATAACTAATTCGGGTATCTTAGAAGTCACCGCAATTGGTTCTGCATCTCAATATATTCGTGGAGATGGACAACTTGCTACTTTACCGACAAGTGGTGGTGGAGGAGGTGGTGCTTCATTTAGTTACTATTTGAATGGTTCTGTAAATGCTTCTGTTGCTGGTTATAAACAAATGTCAAATAGTGCAATTATTGGTACTGGTACTGATTTTACATTGACAGGAGATGGATTAATTGCTCAATTTTTAACTGATGTAGCAAATCCAAATAGATTACTTATTCCGGGTGGTGCTTGGAACTTTGAAATGTATTTTCAAGTTTCTTCTGTCGGTGGCAATAGTAAATTTTATGTTGAACTTTTAAAATATAATGGTTCGACATTTACAACTATCGCAAGTTCATCAGCGGTACCGGAGGAGATTACAAATGGCACAACGATTGACTTATATTTAACATCAATTGCAGTTCCTGAAACTGTTTTATTAGCAACTGATAGACTTGCTATTCGTGTTTATATTGTTGACAATGCAGCAGGTAGAACAGTTACGCTTCATACAGAAGACAATACACTTTGCGAAATCATTACAACATTTATACAAGGTATTTCCGAATTAAATGGATTAACTGCAAATAATCAATTTTTTGCAACTGGAACAAGTGGTACAGACTTTGCAATTTCAAGTGTAACAGATACTCATACTTTTAACTTGCCCGATGCAAGTGCTACTGCAAGGGGTGTTATCACTACAAGTACACAAACCATTGCAGGCGCAAAAACATTTACAGGTGCATTATCAGGCACATCTGCTACGTTTAGTGGGAATGTAACAAGCGGTAATGAAACCAATTCAGAAAATTTATTTATAGCAAATGGATTAACTTATAGTGGATTAAAACTGCAAAGAAATTCTGTAAATAAATGGGCAATATTTAATAATAATGCAGGTACAGATTTTTTTGATATATACAATTATGGCACATCATCAAGTGCTTTATCTATTACTTTTGGGAATAACGTATTAATAGGGACTACCACAGACGCAGGATATAAACTTGATGTGAATGGTACAGGTAGGTTTAGTGATGCTCTCACAGGCACAAGTGCTACGTTTAGTTCAACTGTTACCGCAAGTTCGCTAATCAAATCAGGCGGTACATCTTCACAATTTCTAAAAGCTGACGGAAGCATTGATGGGACTGCTTATGGAACAGGAAGCGTTACAAGCGTAGCTGCATTAACTTTAGGAACAAGCGGAACGGATTTATCATCAAGCGTAGCGAATGGCACTACAACGCCTGTAATTACGTTAAACATACCAACTGCATCGGCAGCTAATCGTGGAGTATTAAGTTCCGCTGACTGGACAACTTTTAATGCAAAACAAGCTGCGTTATCAGGAACAGGAATAGTTAAATCAACTGCTGGGGTTATTAGTTATTTAACAGATCCTTTACCTATTGCAAATGGGGGTACAGGAAGTGCAATTAAAAACTTTGTTGATTTAACTACAACACAAACAATAGCAGGGTTAAAGACATTTACGAGTTCAATATATATAAGTGGCGGTAATGCTTTACAGCTTGAAAGTGGAACATCAGGCAATTCTGCTACTTTATGGATACCGCCTGGTTTAGGTTCAAGTATTCTTATAAACTTACCAAGTACTGGCGGCACGTTAGCTTTAACCTCAGCTTTAGACTCTTACCTTCCGTTAGCAGGAGGTACTCTTACAGGTGCATTATCAGGAACAAGCGCTACGTTTAGTGGTAACTTAGGTATAGGAACTACAAGTCCAGATGTTGCAGTTGAAATCAGAAATACAAACGGTTTATTAACTGCTTTAAGATTAAAGAGTAATGCAGGTGGTACAAATGTTTGGGCTACAATGCAAGCAAATGAAAATACACAAGTATTTAATTTTGGTACTGATACGGCTCATCCAATATCATTCAGAACTGCAAGCGATGAAAGAATGAGATTAACATCGGCAGGTCGTTTACTAATAGGTACTGCAACCGAATCAACATTTTTACTTGACGTGAACGGAACTGGGAGGTTTAGTGGTGAATTAACAGGCACAAGTGCTACGTTTTCATCATTAGCAGGAACAGGTACAAGAATGGTTGTTTCTGACAGTACTGGACTATTATCTACTCAGGCTATTCCTGGCGGTGGTGGCGGTGGTTCTGTTGATGAATTACAAGTTGCTTTATTATCACAAGTTTTCGGATAAAAATTAAAATATAAAAATATGCCAATAGCAAAAACATTATTATCAGGTTCAACAGGTGGAATGCCTATCAAGGTTGTAGCAACCGCAACAACGGGAACAACAATCCATGCAACGGGAACAAGTTCAAGCATTATAGATGAGGTTTGGTTATATGCAACTAATACAACTACTGTAACAGTGCCATTGACTATTGAATTCGGTTCAACAACTTCACCCGACCAAAATATAATTATTAATATTCCATCAAAAAGTGGTTTATCTATATGTGTTGCAGGTCTAACATTAACTGGCACAGGTTCAGTAGCAAGAACAATAACTGCTTTTGCAGCAACTGCAAATGTTATAAACATTGTAGGGTACGTTAATAGAATTTCATAATGGGTAGATTTGACATAAAAACACGAAGTGGGTTAATTTATAACATTATACAGGGTATTAGTTTAGTTTCACCAATTTTAGATTTATATCCAAGTGCAAATGCCGCTTATTCATTAAGACTTTTAAGGTCAGGTTATACTGGCAGTTCAATTCGTGTAAGAAGGTCAAGTGATAATACAGAATTAAATATTGGTTTTTTTGCTGGAGAATTAGATGTAACTGCACTATTATCATTTGTTGGTTCAGGGAATGGTTTTGTAACTACTTGGTACGACCAAAGTGGTAATGGGCAAAATGCTACTCAAACAACAGCAGCAAACCAACCTTCAATAATTACTGCTGGAGTATTAGAAACTCAACTTGGAAAACCATCTGTAAAATTTTTAAAAGTAAATGGACATGGATTAACTACAACAATGGTAATAAATAATCCTTTCAGTATCATAAGCGTTTTATCGCAAGATTTAACAACTTTATCACAGACAAGGGTACTAAATTCATCATCTGTTTTAAGTGCACCGAGTATTCTTGCTATTAGAAGGTCAGATAATATATCAGTATATACAGGTGCAACCGTATTAGCCAATTTCCCATCACAAGTTTCAAACGCACCTTATTTAATATCACTTTTAAGACAAACATCAACTACTAATATATATCAAAATAATTCAACTGTGGCTAATAGTTCAACCATAAGTTCTGGTTGGGGAGGTTTTGAAATGTCTACTCCAACTGATGGTACTGCACAAGCATTTTTAGGAAAAATAAGTGAAGTAATTATATACCCAGTTAATCAAAATAGTGTTATATCAGGCATACATTCAAACATTAATAGTTATTATTCAATTTATTAATATGCAATATTTAATTTATTCAAACAATCAAGAAGCAAAAGATAGGTCTTATGACATCGCAACCGAACAAGGTTGCTCAGATGACCCTACGATGTATTGGTTTAATGTAATAAACCATCCTACTAATGGAGAGGCTGCCATGTGTATAGGAGAAGGTGAAGAAGATAAACTAACAATAGAAGAACAAAATGAATTGGTAAGTCAATTATACATGGATATTAATGGATGGTTTCCTCCATCTCCACCTATTAACTTAAATTAATATATGAAAACAATCGAATCAATCCCTATGTGGGACAAAGGACAATCCAAAGAGGCAACTATATTAAATGCCTATGCTATTAATGTTAGCTTAAACAATTCAGCAACCTTTTGGTATGGGTTAATGAGTGAAAGCATGGAATTATTGGCACAGGGCAATTTAGTCATGGATGGTAAAGATTATCAGTTATGGGATGCAGATGATTTTGCATGGGAGTTTATAGTTAAAAAATTGAGCTTAGTTATTGTAGGGGATTATGTAAAACCTGAGCCGATTTTTGCTAATCCGGTAATAGAAAATAAAATTATTTAATAGTTAATTAATAAAATAAATATATTTACTCAATTTTAACCACAAATGAAAACCAAAGAAGTACAATCAGAAGAAATTCAAAAGTTAACTGTTGAGTTAACATTAAAGGAATGGGAAACAGTTTTAGCAATTGTTGAGCAATCAACTGCACCTTACATTCAGGTAAAATCAGTAACATCCGAATTAATTAAGCAATTACAACCACAAGTACCAAAAGATGACAAATCCTAATCATGCCGATTCCGCAACTATTGTAAGCATAAGTACTGCCATAGTTTCAATAGCAAATTTTCAACCAGTAGTAACCATGTTAGCCTCAGTTGTAGCTATTATTAGCGGATTATTAGCGATTAGGTATTATTGGAAAGCAACACAAAACATTCAGAAATGATTAAGAATGGCATTATAGTCGGATTGGCTATTTTAGCCATTTTTTTGTTTTTATTTAAAAGTCCAACTAAGGTTATCAC